GTACAGAGAGTATTAACAAGAGGTGCATTAGTTTGTTTCTACATGGCAGAGTGGACAGAGAACTTAGAGAAGATGAAGAAACATTGCCCAGAAATATTTAACTTTGCTGTAGAGGAATCAGGAGCATTGTTTGATGCCTACCCACCAAAAGATATAAAATTAAAAAGGCCTGACTGATGGACTGTTGGCATTGTGGGACTGAAGTTATATGGGGTGGTGATCATGATATGGAAGAAGAAGAGGAAGACTATTGTATGTCAACAAATCTATCTTGTCCTAAGTGTGGTTCATTTTACATGGTATACTTACCAAAAGATAAGGAAGAAAACACTTGAAAAGAGCACATGGATACCGATCTAATTTTGAATTAGATATAGCTAATCAATTAGCCAAGAACAAAGTACCTTTTTTATATGAAAAAGTTAATTTTGATTATGTAAGACACAGTACCTACACACCAGATTTTTATTTAGAAGATCAAGGTTTTTATATTGAGGTAAAAGGTTTGTTTACGTCACAAGATAGAGGTAAACATTTACTAATTAGAAAACAGCATCCAGATTTAGACTTACGATTTCTGTTTATGAATGCAAACAACAAACTGTACAAAGGATCAAAGACTACCTACAGTGGGTGGTGTGAACGATATGACATCCCTTGGTGTCAAGGCTTTGTACCAAAGGAGTGGTTAGAATGATAACAGATAGTGTTAAAGCTAAGTTTGATAAGTATAAAAATACATTGCCTAAAGATTCTTATTGTATTATAATGGAAGATACAGATGAAGGTATGATAAACTTTATGTCCTATGATACGTCTGATAAACCTGACGCATCTACAGCCTACCTTATACTACGAGGGCTTATGGAGTTGTTGCAAACACAGGTAGATGATGTTATAATGCATGGGCAAGCTGCTGTATTTAGAGAGATAGATATTATAAAACCAGAGGTGAAAGATAAAATGTATGATAAAGATAACATAACTGTATTGAAGTTTAACAATGATAAGTAGTATTTCAGAAAGAGAAACTCATGAGCAGTACATGGCTAGAATGACTAGAGAAGAGAAAAGGGATAGAGAGTTAAAGAGATTAAAAGGATCTAAAGCAACAGATGTTCAGGTAGGAGGAGATCATTATAAAGACTTTGAGATTATGCCTATAGAGTACATATCAAAAAATAAACTTGACTTCCTTGAAGGAAATATTATAAAGTACATCTCTCGGCACAGAAATAAAAATGGTGCTGAGGATATAATAAAAATTATACACTATGCACACTTAATATTAGAATTAGAATATGGAGAAAAATAATGGCATCATTGTTAGGGGGAAATTATTTACCTACAGAATATCAATCGTTTATACACATGTCCAGATACTCACGTTGGATAGCAGATGAAAATAGAAGAGAGAGCTGGGGTGAAACTGTAAACAGACTTGTTAGTTTTTTTAAAGAAAATGTAAAAGGTGTTGATGCAAAATCTTGGGAGGATATGGAAGAAGCAATACTATCATTACAGGTTATGCCTAGTATGAGAGCATTGATGACTGCAGGTAAAGCATTGGAAAGAGAAAACATTGCTGGTTATAACTGTTCGTATATACCGATAGATAATCCAAAAGCATTTGATGAAGTGTTGTACATACTGATGAATGGTACAGGTGTAGGTTTTTCTGTAGAGAGACAGTACTCTGATAGACTTCCTACTATTCCAGACGTAGAATTTGAACATACAGAAGATGTAGTATCTGTTGTAGATTCTAAAGAAGGATGGGCAAAAGCATTTAGAGATCTAATATCTTATCTGTATACAGGAAGAGTTCCTAAAGTAGATGTTAATAAAGTTAGACCTGCAGGTACAAGATTAAAAACATTTGGAGGTAGGGCTAGTGGGCCTCAGCCTCTTGTTGATTTGTTTGACTTTACTATTCTTAAATTCAAAGGTGCTAGAGGTAGAAAGCTGTCCTCTATGGAGTGCCATGATATAGTTTGTAAGACAGGAGAGGTAGTGGTAGTTGGTGGTGTACGTAGGTCAGCACTTATATCTTTATCAAACCTATCCGATCAACGTATACGATCTGCTAAGACAGGTGAGTGGTGGTCTACTAATCCAGAAAGAGCATTGGCTAATAACTCTGTAGCCTATACAGAGAAACCAGATGCAGGTATCTTTATGAAAGAATGGTTATCATTATATGAGAGTAAATCTGGTGAGAGAGGCATGTTCAACAGGGCTTCTGCACAGGCAAAAGCTGCTGAGAATGGTAGGAGAGATGCGTCTTGGGATTTTGGTACTAATCCTTGTAGTGAGATTATACTACGACCTAATCAGTTTTGTAATCTTACAGAGGTAGTGGTACGATCTACAGATAGTGTAGCTTCTCTTACAAGAAAGATACAGATAGCTACGTTGTTAGGAACTATACAATCTACCTTTACAGACTTTGGTTATCTTAGAAAGAGATGGCAGAACAATACAGAAGAAGAGAGACTGCTTGGTGTATCTCTTACAGGTATCATGGACAGCCCATTGATGAACGGTAAAGAAGGTGTGTTAGAAAAAACATTGAAAAATTTGAGGAGTGTTGCTGTAAAAGCTAATAAATATTGGGCAGAAAAGTTTGGTATAAATCAAAGCACAGCAATCACTTGTGTTAAACCATCCGGTACTGTTAGTCAGCTAGTAGATAGTGCTAGTGGTATACATGCAAGACACAATCCTTATTACATACGAACAGTACGAGGAGACAACAAAGACCCTCTTACTGAATTTATGATTGCTTCTGGTATTCCTAACGAACCTGATGTTATGAAGCCAGAGCATACAACAGTGTTTTCATTTCCAATGAAAGCTCCGAAAGGATCAGTGTGTAGGAACGACATGACTGCTATTGAACAGCTAGAGTTATGGAAAACTTATGCACAGCATTGGTGTGAACACAAACCCTCTGTAACTATATCAGTTAAAGAGGAGGAATGGGTGCCTGTCGGTGCTTGGTGTTGGGAAAACTTTAGCCATTTAAGTGGTGTTTCCTTTCTCCCCTTTTCCGACCACACGTATCAGCAGGCCCCTTATCAAGATATAGATAAAGCTACCTATGAGAAACTGGTAAAAAAAATGCCAACCTCAATAGATTGGCAAAAGTTACAAGACTATGAAAAAGAAGATAGTACAAAAGGATCACAGGAACTAGCTTGTACAGCCGGAGTGTGTGAGTTAGTAGATATATAATGGCAAGAGAAAGTAAACCAGTATTTGCAACGTCTGATGTAGAGTTGATAAGAGATCTGATATTGTTTACTATAAAAACACAAGATGATTTTGCTGTACCCCCTGAAAAAAAGAAACAGTTAGAATCCTTATACCATAGGTTAGGAAGATTTAATGGCTCAGAAAGATGATAGCTTACTATTTAATTTTACTGTTAAGCTTACACAGGCAGGACATGTATCTGTAGAACACAGTCATGTAGAGCCTAGTGAGTTTAAAGAAGTGATGGACAAGTGGAATAAACAGTATGAAAACACTGAGATATTTGTGTCTCTGTTAGAGTACTTGTCCACACACACGTCTGTTATGGAGAAAGATATTCGTAAGATTCTTCATTAAGAATATTTAGGTTTACGTATGCCTCCACCTTTAGCATACTTTTTCATCTTACCACCGTACATTTTTTTCTTCTTCTTTTTACTATGTACTTTTCCTCCACCATAAAATTGAGACATTCCGGGTTCAAAACCTCCTGTATCAGGGTTGACTTCTTTTATAGATCTTAAATTTACAGGTGCAACTCGGTCTTTATTCATTTCTATAGGATCTGGTCTCGGTATTTTTTCAACAGTAGCTGGATTACTAGGTAAAGAAGGAGGTGCCATCCTTCTTGTTGGTACATAATTATTGTTGTTAGGCTGTAAGCCAGAACCTCCTCTGCTATCCATAGCTTGACTTTGCCTTATTCCTGTTCGTCTTTCAGGAGTAGGTCTAAGTGCTTGTCTATCTACTGGAGGATCTATCATTCTATATCCAGTTCTTCTTTCTTGAGACACATCCTTTTCAGGCAAATATCCTCCTAGCCTTGGAGTTGGAGTTTCTTTTTCTTTACCTCCTTCTGGAAGCACACTACTAGCAAAAGTTTCTATTTCTGTATTACTAACAATGTTTCTACCTGTTGTTTTTCTAACAGGAGAAAGATTTATTTTTCCATCTCTTACACTTAATTTATAAGATTTTCTAGGACTAGGAGAACTAGGACCTCTACGTATTTCTTCTTGAGTCATAGGTGTATCCCTACCCATTTTTAATTTAGATAAAGGGGTGCCTTCTGATCCAGTGCTAAATCTAGGTCCGTTTGCCATGTTAGTATCTCCTTATAGTTCTTGTACCACCACCTCTAGCATACTTTTTAACCATTCCTCCTCCATACATTTTAAGAGGTTGATTGTCATCTTTAAAAGCTTCTGTAGGTTTAGTTAAAGATTTTAAATTCATTGCATCTGTTACAGGTGTTGGGGAAGATGTTGCTCCCCCTATATTCGACACCGTATTTTTATTAGTGTTGTTAGTTTTATTTTTTTCTTCGTAAGGATTAGCCATCGTTATTTTTAGCCTTTCCTACGTTAGCTCCTATAAAGTTTACAATATCTAGTAACCATTGTACAATTCTATCGTCAGACTTATTAGGGGTTAATGTGGCAATTACAGCTGCAGAACCTACTACACTTGTAGCTGCTGCTAACCATCCTTGCCAGTTAGTCATTATGTATGTCATCATGCTTACTTCTTCCATTATTTTACTCCTTATATTGGTTGTTGGAAGTTATTATTGTGTGGCTCTTTGAATCCACTCTCTTAAAGTCTCTTGTTCATCTTCTCGAAGACCATCATTAAAACTTTTGTATAGCATATCTATGTAGTTGTCTCTACTTTGTAAAACCTGTTTACCTGATTCTTTTATTGTCATTCTTCCATATTTTCCTGAATGAGTATAATCTTTACCTATGTCCATAGGAAACATTATATTTGGATCTAATTTAGGGTATACTTCAAATAATTGATCTAACTGTTCTTGAAATGTATCTGTTTCATTTTCAGATTCAATAAAAGATTTGTATATTTCATTAGCTCGTAACGTGCCTTCTGAAATTCCATATTCTCCCCAAGCTGGCTTTACTCTATATTTTATATTACCTGTTAAAAGAAGTTTAGCTAAAGGATCTAAAATTTCATCTCCAGCTAAAAGTAAATCACCAACACTTTGAGCTTCTCTATTTTTAATTAAAATACCAGCTACTTCAGCTAAAGGATAACGTATAGAAGCCCTTCCTGATTGCACAGCAAATATTCTTGATTGAGCCATAGGCCAATCTAGATGAGGAAGTCCTTGGGTTACAGGATTAACTTTTACACCATCGGTTGTAGGCTTCTGTTGAAGGGTAGTTATTTTAGCAATTACATTAAGTTTTACCATTTGTTTATTCATGTAGGTAGTTAAAACATCTTGGTGTTGATTTAAATAATTATATAATCCTACACCATCTACAGCTTTATCAAGCCTTGGTTCTGCAGAAGGGCCTCCTCCTGTTTGTTTAAGGATATTTACTCCAGACGTTGTTTTAGGCCTGTATTTCTTTTTTTGAAATATTTTTCCTTGCTCTGCTAAATTAACAGCTCTGTTTTCCCATTGAAAATTACCAGACAGATGAGCAAATTTGTCTTCTACTCCTTGAACCATTAAGGTACTTACAATTTTATTAAAATCTTTTTCTTTTTTTCCAGAAGACATCCATTCTTTTTTAACATTTTCTAACCAAGGACTTATTATAATACCATTTCTTTTTATTTGTGTCTGTATTACTTGATCTAAAAAAGTTTCAGCATTTATAATTGTATTCCAATTCATCATTTCAGCTTTAGATTTATTTATTATAAAAGTTGTATCAGAAATTATTTGAGCACTTTCTTTTAATCTTGCATCATACATTTTTGTTTGTTCTTTAATAACTGTATTTGTTGCTCTTGCTGCTTTAATATCAGAACCTGTCCAAGCTATATAATTTTCATACCATGCTTTGCCTATGTTCCCTATTTCATCTCCTTCTTTAGTTGCTAAACTTTTAGAAATACTATGGACAGCTCGTATTTTTTCAGCAAGTTTTTTTATTTCTGGACTGTCGGCTTCTCCTACAAACTGTTCTGGAAGTATTGTTTCTTCTATTTTTTTCCAATCATCAACTGTTTTAGCATTTTCTACCTGTTTAATAAAACCTACTTTCCCTTGAGCTTCTAAAGTGTCTAATATATAAGCATTCTTTGCAGCAAAATAATTATCTATGTATTTTACAAAAGTTTTAAATGTTTCATATAATGGATCTCCTTCTTTTGGATAAGCATACTCTTGCATTTGTTTATTATTAATTGTTTTTAAAGGAAGAGGTTGCCCAAACATAATTTTTATTTCATTAACTATTTCTTGACCACTCATATCTTCAAACATTCTGTCAAGTATTTTATTATTATCAGAACTGATTAATCTTCCTGAAGGATATTGACCACTAGAACTATAACTTTTTAACATTGGAAGATTAGTATCTTTATCAACAGTTTCTAAAATAAGTTTCCCATCTACTATTTTATTTTTATCTACGTTTTTTTCTAATTTTTGATAGTTATCTATTTCTTGTAAAAATCTAGATTGACGAACACGTTCTGCATAGTTAGGACCATATAATGCTTTAGCTTCATTTAAAGATGCAACTACAGATTCATAGCCATTAGCTGCAAGAAACTGTTCATGTCCTACCAAAGCTTCATCTGCTGCATTTTTAATAGATTGTAAAGAATCAGCTGATGCTCTATCTTTGTTGTTAGAAGCTTTAAAACCCATTGAACTAGCTGTTTTTCTAATTTCATGTACTTCTGTGTAAGGTACTCTAAAAGAAAATTGTGAGCCTTCATAAGCCATTAAATACTCTATCTCGTCTAATTGGCTAACATTACCTACCATAGGTAAAGTGCTATCTGTTCTTTGTTCTAGAATTTCTTTTTTAGTACTATTTCTAATTTGTTGCCAAGATCTTCTTTTTCCTGTTTCAGCATTTGCAGGTAATTCAGATGCTATTAGTTTATATTCTTTTATTAATTGGTCATTAAATATAGGTTCCATTATACCTTTCATATAATTCATAAATTCAGGTACATATGTTGGACCATTTGTTCTGGATATTTGATTTACAGTAAAAGCAAGAGGTAATATATCTACAGACTTCATACTTTCGGGTATATCCCTTAAAGCTTTTTCATACAAACCAGAGTACGTTGCATATAAAGAATCATCTAATCTTGCTACAGTAGTAGTAGCTACCTTTTGAGTAAAATCAACAATCTCACCGGCTGCAGAAGCATTGCCTTCTTTTAAAGCTTCAGAAAAAACTCCATACCCCCTAATTTCTTTTGGCATGTAATTATCTAAACTAATTAATCTTTTTCTAAATTGTTCTAAAGTTTTTTGTGCAATAACAGAACTTTCTCTAGCTAAATCAATTTCTACTCTAGCACTTTGAGCTAATCCTTTTTCAGCTTCAGATAACATAAGCTCAGGATATTCTTTTAAAATTTTTGTAAGAAGAGTTTGGCTGTCTTCTGTAAGATTTACCTGATTTAATAGTTGGCCTATTTGAAGCCGTACAGCATTATCTACTAATACTTTATATGCAGAATTTTCTGCTGCTGATGTTTGCAAAGTTTCTTCCATCATAGCTGCTAAATTATTTAATGTTTGTATCTGTTGTCCTTCAGGTATATCAGCTATAGCTCGTAACTGTCGATTTATTTGTTTTTCAAGAGCTTGACCTTCTTTTCTTAACTCATAGGCTTGTGCTATAAATTTAAATGATTTATCTGCTTTTAAAGCTCCTCCACTTCCCATTAAAGCTTGGCCTTCTCTAGCCATATGTTCTTCTGCTAACCTAAGAGTATTCATATCATAGATCATACCCATAGTCATTGCAGAAGCTTCTTCAGTAAACATAGATTTTCCACCTAAGTTTTCAATGTAACCTTCTTTTTTAAAATTTTTAAAGAAATCATCTTCACTTACAAGAGGCATGTTGTTTGTTAAATCTCTTGGAACTCTCATTTCATAATACATATTTCTTGTACCATCATAAGCTACTTGCATAGATCTTAAAAACTCAGGATTTTTTTCACCTATTTCAATAAGTCTTTTTCCAAACACTCTCATTCGTTTAGATGTTTCCTTAGAAACACCCGGTATGCTTTCACCCCCTTGTCTTATAATATTAGTAAGTCTGTTAAATTTATGTTGAAGAATTTCTGGTCCTGTAATTGAAAAAGTTTGTTCTGCTGCATAAGATGCAGTTTCAGCCCCTTTTCTATAAACTCTAAAAGGCCATTGTAAAACACTATTGGCAAGTTTATTACCCATGTAACCTCCTGCTATTATAGAAGTAAACTCAAGAGCTACAGCTCCTACATCATTCCAATCAAGGTTACCATCATCTTTAAATACTTCTGTTACATATCTCTCAGTAAGTTCTAAACCTACTTCAGCTCCGGTTACAAAAAAAGCAGTGTCTTTCATCCAAGACATAGGTTGAGTACCAAAGTAAAACTGTCTTTTTTTATAATAGTTGCTTACGTGTGTTCCAAAACTTTTACCATGTTGTATAGTACGTTGAGCTATTTGTTCATTTAAAAGTATTTTCATTTCTGCAAACAACTCATCTTTGCTGTTTACTTCAAACACTCCTGTTTTTTTATTTTTTAT